AGTTCAAGTTACTATTGCAGCGAAAACTTATCCTCAGGTTAAGGAAATCGCTGCATTAGTAGTAGCAGCTTGTAACCATAAGCAAGGCACGTTTAATGGGGTCAAAACTGATAGTGTAATAAAAGACGTGGTTAATGCGGATTTTAGAGATGATGAAGTAGGTATATTCTACTCCACCATTGATTTCCGTATTGTTCATAGCAATTAATTTAATTTTTAAGGAGTATTATTATGGCACTTGGAACCGTAGCAGGAACCGCAATTAGTATCAGTGCAGCCACCCCAGCAACATTTGATGGGACTGGCTACTCTGCTTTAACATGGACAGTAATTGGTAATATTGATGATGGTGGTGAACATGGTCGTGAATATGCAGAAGTTACTTTCAATCCTATCGACACTCGTGGTACACGCAAATACAAAGGCTCATTCAATGAGGGTACTAAAACCCTATCAATTGGCTATGATTCTGATGATGCAGGTATGATTGTGTTGAAAACTGCTGTTCTTTCAGACAGCGACTTTAGCTTTAAAGTATCTTACCCAGGTGGTGATGTTGATTACTTCCAAGCTAAAACATTGTCATTGAAAAAAGCAACTGGTGGTGTTGATACAATGAAAATGGCAACTGTAAGTTTGTCTATTACTACAAACACAGCAGGTGTTGGAATTGTTGAAGTATTAGCAGTTTAATAAGTTTTGAGGCTAGAGCATTAGCTGACAAACCGTGTTCCTCCGTCACGCGCCTCATCTTTTTACGGAGTTTTTTTAACGGAGAGTATTATGTCTAAAGATTTTGATTTATCGCAGTTTGAAACAATAGATACGGCAAGTCTAACGGTTCTCAACCCAAAAGGTGAGGACTTGTTATTTAATGGTAAGAAAGTATTGATTAATGTTTACGGCCCAGGCTCTAAAGAATTTGTTAATGCTAAATACAAATTAGATAATGCAGTTCAAACACGTTCTATTGCTATGTTGCGTGGTAAAGCATCTAAAAATGCAGCAGAAGAAACACGTCAGTTACAAGCTGAGTTTTATGCAGCAGTTACAGCATCCATTGATAACTTCCCTATTGATGGTGGTGCATTTGCGTTGTACAGTAACCCAAAACTTAACTACATAACTGAGCAGGTTGAAAAATTCCTGAATGAAACTGAAAATTTTATGCCGAGCTTGCCAACGAAGTAATAACATTTGTCAGGTATTATGTATGGCTATACACGATACCTGATAAGCAGGAAATAAGTAGGATAGAGCAATACGAAGAATCTGGCGCAGAAGTAATGTGGCCAGACTTAACTTGCAGGTATTTATTTGACTACTTAATGAGTGCTGGTGCTTGTATGAACACAGGGATGGGACAAGCACCATTTAGTTGGCAAGAGTTAGCATCGTGGCAAGAGCAAAATGGATTTACCCTAAAGCCTTGGGAATTAAGTATAATAAGGAAAGCCTCTGCGGTATATGTTGAACAAGTGCATTTATCTAGCAAGATAGATTGCCCACCCCCAGGCAAAGTGGTTGAGCAAGACCAATCTAAGTTGGCTCAACATATTAAAGGTATTTTACGCTAGAGGTTCATTATGGCTCTTTCTGCTGGTTCAATTGAGATTAAATTATTTGCTGATATAGCGCGTCTGCAAGCAGACATGAACAAGGCAAATAAAAGCGTTGATACCGCGATGCGGAACATCGACAAGTCCGTTACAATGGCTAAAAACGCATTTAGCGGACTTGCTGGTGCTTTCGGAGTGGCTACCATATTAAAAACAGCCGATGAGTATAAAAAGTTTGATTCTCAACTTCAATTAGCAACAAAATCCCTTGAAAAATACAATATAGCTTATCGTGATGTGGCTAGGATTGCTCGTGAATCTCAGTCTGACATTGGCTCTATTGGTATTTTATACGCACGTCTAACAAACAACTTGCGCGACTTTGGCACATCTCAAAAAGAAATTGGGATGATTACTGAATCAGTTGCTTTGAGCTTACGTGTTTCAAATGCAACGGTTCAAGAAACCAACTCTGTCATGTTGCAACTTTCTCAATCATTCGGCTCTGGCAAGATAAACGGACAAGAGTTCTTAGCCGTATCAGAAGGTGCACCAATCATAATGAGGCAGTTGGCCAACTCATTGAACGTGACTTACGGTGAGCTTAAAAACATGTCAACCCAAGGAGAGTTGACTGCTGAAGTATTGGCTAAAGCATTGACTGACCCTGCTTACCTCGCTGGATTACAAGAGCAAGTTAAATCAGTTGGCACCATCTCTAGTGCTATAACTGTACTTAAAAATAACTTTACATTGTTTGTTGGTGAAGCTGATAAAGCAGATGGCGTTTCCACAAAAATTAGTCAAACAATAATATTGCTGGCAGATAACTTAAACTTGCTTGCCAATGCTGCTTTAGTAGCCGTTGGAGCGCAATTAGGTAAATTTGTTATAGGCATCAATGCTTCCATTCGCGCAAGTCAAATTCGTCAAATTGAGATTGTTAAAGAAAATGTTTTATTAAAAGAAAAAGCATTAGCTGAAGCCGCTTCAACAGTTTCACTAGCAAATAATGCTAGAGCAACAACTGCTTGGGCGGCTGCCAACTCAGTAGCCATGCGTGAAGCTATGGCACTTAATACTGCCGTTGCAGCAAGTTCGACATTGGCTGCAAGAGCTGTAACAGGATTAAATGTAGCTATAGCAGCTTTAGGCGGCCCAATTGGTATTGCAATTACAGGATTCTTAGTATTTGGCGATAGCATCCTTAAATGGATTGATAAAGCTCGTGGAATGACACCAGAGCTTAAAAAAATCAATGACCAAATAGAACGCAATAAACAATTAACATCACAAGGCATTATGGCTAATGATGCCATGGCTGATGAAAAAACAAAAATAAATGAAACTATTAGCTTGATTGCAAAGTTACAAGAGCAACGCGATAGAGTTTCAAGAATGGGCAAAGGTGCTGGCCCATACATGATGTTTACATCACCAAAAGAAAAGATTGCTGAAATTGATGCTCAAATAGCACAAGGTCGTAAAAACATTCTTGATTATTCAAATGCTATTGCTTTGGCTGCTGATGTAGATGTAAATAAGTTAAATAGAGTTTCAGAAGAATACACAAAGCTAAATAAGCATTTAGTAACTAATAAAGAATTGGCTTTGGCTTATAGCCGAGATATGACAACCGTTATGGTTGAAGGCAGAAAAGCTGGTGTACCTGATGATGAAATAATTGCTAAGTTGGCTATATTAAAAGAAAAATATGACAAAGCCACAGGTGCAACTAAAGAAGCAACTAAAGCTAAAAAAGACCAAGCCAAGACATTAAAAGAATTGCAAGATGAGTTTAGAGCTGAAGATTTATTGGTAGAGCGTTCTGCCAACATTCAAACTTTACTAAAAGAAAAAATGGATGAAGTAAATGACGTTCAGATTAAAACTCAAAAATCAATTGATGACAAAATAGCAAAACTAATTATTGAGATTGATACTTACGGTAAAACAGAAGCCGCCATCGAAGCGACCAACTTGTCACGCTTAACAGAACGTAAAATATTGCTTGAAGCAAAAGGCGAGAATGTTGATGCCTTAAATGCTGAGATTGCAGCTCGTATGCGCTTAGTTGAATTAACTGCTAAAAAAGAGCAGTTAGATAGAGATAAAAAAGAAGCCGATAAAGAAACTAAAGAGGCTTTAAAAGAAGAAGCATCAATGGTTAAAGAGCTTGAGCGTATCTATGATGGCTTTGCTAGAAACTCTGCACAAGCTATGACTGACTTCTTTACTAATACTAAGACAAGTTTCTCAGATATGATTAACTCAATACTGAAAGACTTGTTGCGCTTAAGTATTCAAAAAAGCATAACTGAGCCATTGTTTAATTCAATTAACAATATGTTTGATTCATCAGGTGGTATTGCTGGGGCCATAGGCAATTTCTTTAGTGGCGCTGGTGCTATGACACCTAGCCCATCATTTGATAGCTATTACAATATGAACTCAGGCGGTGCTAGAGCAGCAGGTGGAGCTGTTAATCCAAACCATAGTTATTTGGTTGGTGAACGTGGTGCCGAGATGTTTGTTCCACAGGCTACAGGTAGCATTGTTCCACAGGGCAAAATGGGTTCTAATGTATCCGTTGTAATCAACAATAACAGCTCATCACAAGCCTCTGCAAATGAAACAATAGATAGCCGTGGTAATCGTAAAATTGAAGTTACTATTGGTGACATGGTTGCTAGTGAGATTAGACGTAATGGTTCTGGTGCTAACCAAGCTATTCGCAGTACATTTAATGCAAGACCAACATTAGTAGGAAGATAATCATGGCAACATATACCTGGCCTCCAACACTGCCGACAAGTGCTGATTCTCAGAGTTATTCTGAGGTGTCAGGCGCTCTTGTTCTAGTAAGCCCAATGGATGCTGGGCCAGCTAAAATGCGTTACAGAGGTGAAAAACCTAGGACAATGAATGTAGATTTTATAATGGACAATACACAAATTGCCACATTAGAAACATTTATTACTACTACGCTAAGAGGAACGGCTAGATTTGACTTTACACATCCAAGAACTCAGACTACTATTGAAGTACGGATAGTTCCGTCTAGTGATGGTAAATATTTTGGTATTTCCTATTTTGCGCCTGACCTATATAGAATTTCACTTTCATTAGAGCAAATGCCATGAGTAGATTAAGTTCATTTTCACCAGCAGCATTAAAGGCTATGTTTAGCCCTGAAGGTGATGATACTTTAGCTGTATTACTTACTATCACTGGCGAAGGTATAACTACTCCAATTAGATTGGCTGACAATTATACTCAACGTATCAGTTCTACAGCAGATGACGTAATATATGGCATACATAGTCGTGGTAATGATTATGTATTCTTGCCATTTCAAATTACATTACCTTCAGAAGAAGCTGACGCAGCACCTCGATGCCAAATTACATTGAACGATGTAACTAGATACCTTACGCCAACAATACGGTTGGCTACTACTGCATTGAATGTAAGTATAGAACTTGTATTAACTAGAACACCTGATGTATTAGAAATTTCATTTCCAGGGTTTTTAATGAGCGGAATAACGTATAATGCTAATAGCATAGTGGCAGATTTGAATGTAGAATCTTTGGCAATTGAACCGTTCCCTGCCCATACTTTTACACCGTCTTATTTCCCAGGATTATATTAATGAAAACATGGTGGAATGATTACATTAGTCTTAAATACCTCAAAAAAGGCCGTGACAAAGACGGCATTGATTGTTGGGGTTTAGTTAAGTTAATCTATAAAGAACAATATAATATTGAGCTGCCATCTTTTGCTGAGGAATATGAGGCAGAGCAACAGACAAAAATAGAGCAACTTATTGCCTTGGGTAAAGAAGGCTGGGAGAAAATTGAAACACCAACTATTGGTGACGTTGCCCTGCTTCGTGTAAACGGTTTATTTATGCACGTTGGGGTCGTAGTATCACCCAATCAATTTATTCACGTCAGTGAGCATACAAATACCACCATTGAGCGTTTTGACACTGGAATATGGAAGCATCGTGTTGAAGGCTTCTATCGTTATGTTGAAAAAGTAAACTGTGGTGATTTAACGCTTGCCATTAAACCCCATCCGTTAAAGACTGAGCGTATTGACGGTCAAGTTCCTAGTAATTCATCTGTTGCAGAAATCATTGAGTTTATTAAAACGCAATATCCTGTTGCTGAAGAATATAACTTTAATCCAGTTATATTTATTAATGGCAAATTAGTTCCACAAGAAGAATGGCATATTGTTCCATTGCCAGGCGATGTTATTCAATATCGTGCTGTTGCTGAAGGCAATATTATAAAAATGATATTGACTATAGCCATTGTAGTGGCGGCTGCTTATATTGTTGGGCCAGAAATGCTTGCGCTTGAAGGATTTGCTGCAAGTGCCGCACAGGTTGGTATAACTGTAGTTGGTAATTTATTATTAAATGCCATATTTCCAGTTAGGATGCCAACACAAGAAACTCCTGGCAATGCACTAGCACAAAATTTATTACAAGGTGGTAGCAACCAAGCATCTCAATACGGTGCTATCCCTGTAGTATTGGGTCAAATGCGCTTCACAGGATTGCTAGGCGCACAGATATACGCTGAATCAAATACAGATACATCATACCTAAGAATGTTGCTTGTATGGGGTTATGGCCCATTGCAAGTATCTGACATGCGTATTGGCTCTACTGACATCAATACACTTGAAGAATTAGACCAATCAACCATTAGTGGTTTTCAAGATTTGAATGAAGATTACTCTTATTTTAATTCTATCTATCCAAACGATGTTGAACAATTGGCTGTCAATGTTGAGATGGCTGCGACAGAAACTACAAAAACAATCACATCAATTGTTCGAGCTACAAATGTAGTAACAGTTACTACATCTACTGCACATACATTTCTTGTTGGCAACTCAGTCACCATATCAGACATAACAGCTTTTAATGGTACGTTTACTATTGATTCTACGCCAACACCGACTACATTTACGTATGCTCAAACTGCTGCAAACGCTTCAGGAGCCACTGGAACTGCTTTCTCTATAGTATCCCCTTGGTACGAAAAAGTAATCAATGAGCTATGTACTTCTGTAAGTGTTAATCTGCATTTCCCAAGAGGCTTAAGACGCTTACAAATGGATGGTGATGGCGCAGGAAAAATTTTAGAAGAATTGTTTACTGCTGATGTACAAGTTCGTCAATTAGACAATGCTACATTGGCTCCATTGGAGCCTTGGGGCGTTCTTGAAAATGTATTTAAACAATCTACCGTTACTATTGATGGTGCATTTTTTGGTAGCACTCCTTCAGGATTTCAAACAACTCCAACACCATGCTACAGATGGGCGTTTTTGACTGTTGATAAGTTTAATAAACTTATTGTGCGTTACGGTAGTTACTCAGATACATCAACAGCAGACCCTAGTGGTTCTTTTTTAAATAATTTAAAGAAAAATACAAGAAATTTAGATACAACATATACCTTATATCCAACTATTTCTACAAATGAAATAGAGTTATATAGAATTTGTATGCACGGCTCTACTATATATAGCACAGTAGATAAGCGTAGTTTAATGCCAGCTACTTATAGTGGATTAAATTTAACCACTAAAACGACATCAAATGATAGTAATTATGGTTATACATATACATCAACTACTACAGCAAAACAAACTTCAGCAACTATTGCTGCTGGTAGCATTAGTAGAACAGGAAGGGAATCAACAATTCGCATTGGCGTAACTGGAACCGACTTTGTTAAACGTAAAGATGCTTTTAGTTACAATGTATCATTCATAGTTCCAGAAGGTAAATATGAAGTACGTATTCGCAGAAATACGACTACTACTGAAGAATACACTGCCAACAACATTAAATATCAGCGCATGAGTTCTTCTATTTTAACTTCAGTGACAGCCTATGGTGCTGCAAGGGCGGTTAATCCACCTAAGCCAATGGCGATGACTGCTTTAAAAATTAAAGCAACTGACCAAATTAATCAAACGCTAGAAGGCATTTCAGCTACAGTAGTATCAGTCTGCTTAGATTGGGATTTGGCAACTACAACATGGGTATTAAGACCAACTCGTAACCCTGCTTCATTGTTTAGATATGTATTACAACATCCTGCCAATGCACAAGCAGTGACAGATTCTCAATTAGATTTAACTTCTATTGAAGATTGGCATGAGTATTGTGAAACAAATTCATTTATATTTGATTCAATTATTGCAGAACAACAAAGTTTGTTAGATGTATTGCGTGACATTTGTGCAGCAGGTCGCTCATCACCAACATTGATAGATGGTAAATGGACAGTTGTTACTGATAAACCACGTACAGTTACGGCTCAGTATTTCACGCCACATAACTCATGGGGTTTTGAATCAACTAAAGCATTACCTAAATTGCCACACGCATTTAGAATACCATTTAAAAATGCAGACCAAGGTTATCAGCCTGATGAATACATTGTGTACAACGATGGTTACGATGAAACAAATGCAACATTATTTGAGCAATTGGAGTTCCCTGGCGTAACCTCACGCGATGCAATTCATAAGCATGCTCGTTTTCATTTTGCACAAATTAAACTTCGCCCAGAAACTTATACGCTTAATGCTGATATTGAGAACTTAATATGTACTCGTGGTGACTTAGTTAAAGTAAGCCATGATGTTCCTATGTGGGGTTTAGGAACTGGTCGAATAGCTCAATTTATCTCAACGACATCTATTCGTCTTGATGAAAAAATGCCAATGGATGCTAACGTTACTTACACCATTCGTATTCGCTTAGAGGATGGCTCTAGCATCACACGTACGGTGGCTTCTAAGCCTTCTGATGGGTATTACGATACCATCACATTAACCAGCTCAATTACATCAACTGAAGGTGCTGTAAACAACCTATTCATGTTTGGTGAGATGAGTAGTGATTCAGTTGATTTAATTGTGCAGAGCATTGAGCCATCAAATAACTTATCTGCTCTTTTGACATTGGTTGATTATTCACCAGCAATATACGACAGTGATTTAGAGCCTATACCTGCATTTAATAGTCAAATAACATTACCTCCATTATTAATGAAGGACAAAATTACTGTTGCTCCACTTATTACTACTTTAATAAGTGATGAAACGGTTATGTTACGACCAGCTCCAAATCAATTCCTTTATCGAATTAAATTGTCATTTAGCAATCCTGCTACATTGCCGTCTATTGCAAAATACATTGAAGGACAAATTGATTACTCTGGCGATACCTCATTGATATGGCAAACTTCTCAATCAGTTGATATTAGAGATGCTTGTATATATTTCTCTGACGTAGAAGAAGGTTCTGAATACAGAATTAGAGTTAGGTATGTAACTGATGATGGTAGAGCTGGCCCATGGGCATACGCAGCAAATCATACTGTTGTAGGAAAAACAAATCCACCTTCTGATGTTACTGGTTTAATAGCTACAGTTAGTGGCGATAAAATTAAATTAGATTGGAATGATAACGCTGAGTTGGATTTATGGGGTTATGAAGTTCGTGGCACTAACTCTGGATGGGGAACTGCTGGTTACTTATATCGTGGTGCATCATCTGAATGTTTAATTACTCCTGGAACAATAGGTGTAGCAGAAGATTACTTTGTTAAAGCATTAGATGTAATTGATTTGTACAGCGTAAATGCAACATCAGTTTTATTCACACCATCTACAATTCCTGCTGTATCTGCAATTAATTATAATTTCTTAAGTACATCATTAACTACCACGTCATTGATATTAGATTGGACAGATGTTGTTCCTCAGTTTGGATTAAGTCATTACATTATTGGTTATAACTCAACTACCGTTACAGCAAGAACATCAACATTGACTGTTCCTGTTGATTGGGTTGGAGCAAGAACATTTACTGTAACAACGGTTGATAAACAAAATAATCAATCTACAGCTACTTCTGTTGCCGTTACTAAAGTAATACCTAATCCACCTCCATCTAGTTCAACTGCAATAGTTAATAGCACATTGCAATTATCATGGGCAGCTTCAGTAAGAACTACATTGCCGATTGCTGGATATGAGTTAAGAACTTCTGATACTGGTTGGGGTTCAGCAGGGTTTATATTTAAAGGCGATGCGTTAAACTTCTCTGTTATTCCAGCATTAGGCGCAAATACATGGTATGTTCGTTCTTTTGATACTGATAACAGATATTCTGCAACATCATTAGCAATAAGTTATACAAGAGTTATACCTGTTGCTCCAGCAATTCATACTCCGTCTTATACATTTGCTGACACAAGTTTAACCAATGCGACAGTGACATTAGATTGGACTGACGTATCACCTTTATTTGGCTTAGACCAATATAAAATTACTTATGGCTCAGATGTAATATATGCAAAATCAAGCACAATAACATTACCTGCCGATTGGCTTGGTGACAGAATATATAGTATTTATACTGTTGATACATTAGGTGGCGAATCAACTGCTCTTACTATTACAGTTCCTAAATTAGCACCAAATCCAGTTCCTAGTTCAAGTGTTAGAACATCTGTTATTGATAATAACGTATTGTTATATTGGTCATTGCCTACAAAAACTACTTTGCCTATTCAAGATGTATTGATTAAAAAAGGTGCCGTTTATGCAACTGCTGAAGTTATTGGTTATAAAAATGGTACATTCACATCTATTCAAGAGTTAAGTGCTGGTAATTATACTTATTGGATTGCTGTACGTGATACAGATAATAACTTTTCTACTCCAGTTAGCATTACATCTCAAGTAGCTCAACCGCCAGACTTTGTATTTAATGCACAATATTTCAGTACATTTAATGGAACTAAATCATCTGCTATTAATGAGCAAGGTGGCGTGTTATTGCCAGTAAACACTACTGAAACATGGACTACTCACTTTACATCAAGAGCTTGGGCAGACCCAGCAGCACAAATAGCCGCAGGTTATCCAATATTTATTCAACCAAATAATGGCACTGGCTCTTATGTTGAGGTATTTGATTACGGCACCGTATTAGGTAGTAGCCAAATTACTTTAAGTTACCAAGGCTCAGTAATTGCTTCTTCTGCAACAATTTCATTTGATATTGGCATATCTCAAGATGGCATTACTTATACCACTACAGTTGGCGCACAATCTATATTTGCTACAAACTTTAGATATGTAAAAATAACTGCCAATGTAACGACTGCTAATGCAACTGGATTATATTTATTGCAATCAATGAATGTATTACTAAATGCTAAATTAATCAGTGATGCAGGTAATGTCAACGCGTTATCAACCGATGCAAGTGGTACGCTTGTTAATTTTGCAAAAGAGTTTGTTGATATTATGTCGATTACCGTTTCACCAAACGGCTCTACATTATTAACACCTGTCTATGACTTTAAAGATAGCGTTTTAACTGGAACATACTCCGTCACTACAAACGTAATGACAGTCAATGTTACGGCTCATAGTTTGATTGCAGGTCAAAAAGTTAGATTGACGTTTACAAGTGGAACTGCACCAAATGGTGTTTACACCATAGCATCAGTGGTTAATGCAAATCAATATACTGTAAATTTAACAACAGCAAACACAAGTGGTAATATATCAACCTATCCTGAAAGTTTTAGGATATACTTATTTAATAGTGCTGGTGTCCGTACAAGTGGCTCAGTATCTTGGAATGTTAGAGGATATTAAAAATGGCAGACCATAGTTTACCTACCAATACCAGTACGTATGTCAATTACACCACTCAAATAGATGGTAGATTTGATGATTTAGCATTAAACCTAGATTCAGCTTTAACTACGCCTACTAATTTACCACTTAATTCTATACGCTGGAATAGTACAACGTTTAAGCATGAAAGATTAACATCTATTTCACCAGTTACATGGACTGCCTTTACTCGATACGATATTAATATCAATGGTAGCGTTGGTGCTACTACACCATCCACAGGCGCATTTACTACTCTTAGTTCAACTGGCAATACCATTATTGGCGATGCCTCTGCTGATACTCTAACCGTCAATGCTACGCCTACATTTGTAGTGCCAGTACCAGCCGCCTCTGGCGGTACAGGTCAAAGTTCTTATGCTGTCGGTGATATTGTCTATGCCTCAACTACAACAGCCCTATCTAAATTAGCTGATGTTGCCACAGGTAACGCATTGTTATCTGGTGGAGTAGGGGTTGCCCCAGCCTACGGTAAAATTGGTCTTACTACTCATATCTCTGGCACTTTGCCTACGGCTAACGGTGGTACTAACTTAACATCATTTACTTCTGGCGGTGCTGTATATGCGTCATCAACATCTGCATTAACAACAGGAACATTACCTGCTACTGCTGGCGGTACTGGTCAAGCATCTTATGCTGTTGGTGATTTAGTATATGCTTCAACAACTACTGCGTTATCAAAACTAGCTGATGTCGTTACTGGTAATGCGCTTATCTCTGGCGGTGTTGGAACTGCTCCTGCTTACGGCAAAATTGGCTTAACTACTCATGTATCAGGAACTCTACCAGCCACAAATGGCGGTACTGGATTAGCTACTTATGCAATTGGTGACTTATTAGTTGGCGGTGCTACTAATACATTAACTAACTTAGCAGATGTTGCTACTGGCAATGCGTTATTATCAGGTGGTGTAGGTGTAGCGCCTAGTTATGGTAAAGTAGGATTAACAACACATGTGTCAGGTGTTCTTCCTGTTGCCAATGGTGGCACAAACGCATCTACAGCAAGTATAACTTCATTTAATAATATAACTGGTTATACGGCTACTGGAGCAACTGGTACGACAAGCACTAACTTAGTGTTTTCAACATCTCCAGTTTTGACAACTCCAAATATAGGAAATGCTACTGCAACTACTATATCAGCATCAGGATTTGTAGGTACATCTGCTACAGGTGCTATTGTTACTCCAGTTGGAACTACAGCACAAAGACCTACTGCCGTACAGGGCATGGTAAGATATAATACAACAAACGTATCTTTTGAAGGTTATAATGGTACTGTTTGGGGTTCTATTGGTGGTGGTGCTAAAGGTGGCAGCACAGATGATATTTTCTATGAGAATAGCCAAATTGTTACAACAAGTTATACTATTACATCTGGCAAGTCAGCCATGACAACAGGGCCAGTTACAATAAATTCTAGTGTGATAGTTACAGTTCCTAGCGGTTCACGCTGGG